ATTCTTATTAACTCGTTTAATGAACAGAGTGTCGTATGAGCGCAGGACATAGATCCCATCATAGAGATCCTTCACGCCTTCATCGATCAAAACCTTATCACCTGGTGCAATCGTCGGCAGCATAGAATCTCCGTGGCCCGTGAGAACTTTCAGATTCATGGGATTAGAAGGGTTGAGGCGGCGGACAAAATCAGGCGCCAAGGTCAGGCCGCCGATGATGACATCCTGCTCCAGGACGCTCGGATCATCACCCATTGAGCCTGTATTAGCTAACTCCAGAACGCGCACACCGTCCAAAGCTGGTTTGTCTAGTGAATCAATGAGCATTCCTGTGTGGTCTGTATCCATCCAGCCACGACCTAGCTTCAGCTTAGATTCAATATCACGGGCCAGCTTATCACCCATCAGATAGGGCTTGCCTGTGCTGGACCGAACTGACTGAGCACGGATAAAAGACAAGGATGGATCATTCCTTCTGCGTCCCAGCTTTTCGTTTAGGGCCGGTATCGTCCCTTCTTCCTCAATCAGCAGTTCGAGATTTTCTCGGCGGATTTCACTTACAGGTCTCATAGTTTTTCTCCTTAAGCACATTAAACAACATTTTGTTAATTTGACATAACTAAATGTTATGCGTAATATCAAAACAAAACGTTATGTAAAGATAGCGATGAAACTGAAACATTATTTTGAAAAACACCCTGAGATTTCTCAGAAACATTTAGCAGAGCAACTCGGTGTTACGCCGGAGTTTGTGAGCATGTTAGTTACAGGCAAGCGGACTGGTTCAATCGAGAAGTGCATTTTGATTGAGGAGCTGACAAACGGGGAGGTAACAGTTGAAGACCTGAGGCCTCAGAACTCTTGGAACAAAATGCGCAACAACCTTTTGCGCCGAATGATCAATCAGTAGGTAGATCATGTCCTGGCAAGATTCAGACGCAGTGCGAAAGCTTTTTGTCGGCAATTCGGCGGCAAAAAGCGTACTGCGCTGCCTGGCTGATTTCAAAAATGAAAAAACGGGGAAGTGTAACCCAAGCACCGACACGATAGCCAAAGAGACCGAGCTAAACAGAAAAACTGTTTACAAGGCCATCACCTACTTGGAAGAAAAAGGGTTTATCCGCAGAGAAAGAGTTGTCCTCAACTCTTCAAATAATTACGTTTTGAATCTGACTGCCAGTCTTGATAGTCCCAAAAACGGTAGTACCAAAAACGGTAGTACCAAATATGGGACTAGTCCCAAAAACGGACTTTCCGTAGTCCCAAATATGGGACGTGTGGTAGGCCCAAATTTGGGACACGAACCATTAAATGAATCAGTAAATGAACCAGTAAATAACTCTATAGGGAGCGCCCCAAACTTTTCCTTAACGTCTCCAGAGAACCAAACCATTTCCAAACCGGAAACAGTTGAGAAAGAAACGAAGCGTCCAAAGAAACAAAAAGTTCCATGTCCTTATAACGAGGATGACCCAATTCCGGAAGAGTTTTTGAAGATCGCTCAGAAGCACAACATTCAAGACCCACAGCAGTTGTTTTCAAAGATGGTCGCTTACTGCAAAGCAAACGGAAAACAGTACGCAGATTACAAAGCTGCATTCACAACGTGGTGTCTCAACGAATCCAAGTGGCAGCAGCAGAAGCCTCCTAATCAAACCTCCAAGTCTTTTGCTTACGAACCTCCAGGCGGTTTCACGGATGAGTTCTACATGAAGGGATGCAAATTTGATAAGAACGGGAATTTAATACTATGAACAATACGAAAGAACCTAGAACCCAAGGCGTTATCAATTCGATCTTGGGCGTGATGACCAAGCGGCAGAGAATCGTTAAGTGTCCTGAGCACGGTTATTACTTGGCTGATGAAATTTGGGTAGGAGAAGAAGTCAAATCTCAGAGCACCTGCCCTCGGTGCATAGAAGAACACCGCGAGGAATGGAAGGCCAAAGAAGAAGCATTCCGCAAGCAACAGGAAGAGGACGAGATTAAACGCAGAATTGAGGCGGTCAGAATCCCTTACGACTATCGAACCAAGGATTTTTCCACCTTCAATCCTGCAAACGAAACCCAGCAAAAGGCGCTTGCACTTGCTAAACGTTTCGTGAAAGGTTTTGAAAAGGCGTGGCAGGGCGGATATGGCCTAATCTTTCTGGGCGCGTGCGGGACAGGAAAAACGCATCTTGCCTGCTCCATCATGATTGAGCTGATCCGCAAGCACAAAGGATTTTTTCCGAAGTACTACCGAGCGGCAGAGATTTTCTCAGGCGTAAGGGATACGTACCGCAACGGCTCAAGCTCGTCTGAAGAAGAAGCGATTAATTTCTTCTCATACATTCCGCTCCTAGTGATTGATGAAATCGGTGTTCAAAAAGGCTCAGACGCTGAACGCAGGATTTTGTTCTCAATTCTTGAGAACCGAATGACTGACAAATATCCCACGATCCTAATCAGCAACTTAAACGCAGAAACCCTATCTGATC